AAACAACACACAAGCTATAATCAGAATCGCATAATTAGGAGCCCGGTGTTATGGCACAATTAACTTACACCGTTACCGTAGCAACGGGCAGCCTTTACTTAGGTGGAGGTTCAACAGGAAATGTTTACTATTTAAATGGTGTAAGAGATATCGATTTAACTTGGGTAAAGGGTGGCACTTTAAGGTTCGATCAAAGTGAAGCGACTAACGACAACCATCCTTTATTTTTTGCAACACAAACTTCAAGCCCTCAGTCAAATATTTATGCAAATGGTGTTTCATATTATTTAGATGGAACTGCATCTCAAGCAGATTATTTTAACACTACAAATTTTAATGCTGCAACAACAAGATACGTTGAAGTAACACCAGCATCAGAAACAGATTTTTATTATGCCTGCTATATTCATGGAATTGGAATGGGTGGTGCTATCGATGTTACACAAAATACTTGGGGTGCTGTGTCTTGGAATTCAGGTCAATGGAGTGATCAATCAGATATTGATTTAGATGTAACAGGCCAACAATTACAATCTTCTATAAATTCAGTAGCTGCTTTTCCAGCTATTGGTTGGGGAGGAGATGTATGGGGTTCATTTGTTGGCGGTTGGGGAAATTTAAAAGACACCGCATTTTCTGTTTCTGGAACTCAACTTCAATCTAGTATTGGTGAAGAAGGCACTGAGGGAGAAGTAAACACAGGTTGGGGTAGAAAAACCTGGGGAGCAAATGGTTACGGTATTGCAGGTACTTTAGAAGCACAAAGTTTTGAACTGCAATCAACAACTCCAGGCGTTACTGTTGAAAATGAAATAAATGTTGGTTGGGGTAGATTAGAATGGGGTAATGGTGCATGGAATGTTGGTTATTCTGTTGAATTAGGATCTTTAAGTTTACAATCAACTATTGGAGAAGAACAAGGCTTTACTAATTTTACAGCTGAACCTGCAGGTTTTGGTTTACAATCTACAATAGGAGATGCTCACGAAACTACAGCAAATGGTGATGTTGCTGTATTTACAAATTTATTACAAACTTCACAAGGAACGGCTGTAGGAGCTCAAGACGAAGATTTTATTATTTCAGGAATAGGTATGCAATCGTCTGTTGGTACAATAGAGGTAGGTGCATTAACAATAATTAGTCCTGATGGTATTCAATTACAATCCAATGTAGGTGAGGAAGATCTTGCAGGAGGAGCAATAATAACTTTAACAGGTATTCAAGCAACGTCTGTTACAGGAGATGCAGATGGAACATCGGTGGCAGATGCAACAGGATCACAACTACAATCCTCTATTTCTAGTGTTACATTAACAGGAAACGCAGCAATAGATTTAACAGGCATACAGTTGACTGGGTCACTAGGCTCAATTAATATCACACCATGGAATGAAGAAGATTTAGGAGTCAATAATACTTGGACTGAGGTTGATTTGGCAGCTTAATTTTAGTAATATAACAATATAAGGATTTTAAAAATATGGCATCATCATATACATCTCTCGGAGTAGAACTTCAGGTAACAGGTGAAAACGCCGGTACATGGGGTGATAAAACAAATACAAATTTACAATTATTACAACAATTAGTTGGTGGATTTAATCAAACCTCAATAGCAGGTGGAGCTGGGGACACAGCTTTAACAGTTGTTGATGGAAACACAACTGGCACTGCTCAACAAAACATGATTGAGTTAACTGGAACGATTACTGGAAACAGAACAGTTTCTATACCTATAGACATTGAAAGAATGTACATTATAAGAAACTCAACATCAGGAGCTTTCACAGTAGAGTTTCAATATGCTTCAGGTTCAGGAACAAGCGTTACATTTGCAGCTACAGATAAAGGAACTAAATTACTTTACGCTAAAGCTGATGATGTAACCAACCCTAACATAATTGATGTTGGCATGGTTGACCTTACAGGAGTTCAAACTTTAACAAATAAAACTTTAACATCACCTGCAATAGGAACTTCTGTTTTAGATACTGGTGGAAACGAATTACTTTTACTCACAGCTACAGGTTCAGCTGTCAATGAAGTTACATTAGCAAACGCTGCAACAGGTAATAACCCATCTTTCGCAGCATCCGGTGGAGACGACAACATTGGTATTGATCTTAAAACAAAAGGAACAGGCGTTATTAAAGCTGAAGACTCAGGCGGAAACGTTTCTGCAGTTAAAATAGCTGGTAAAGAAACTATTTGGGTTCCTGCAGTAGCTATGTATCCAAATACTACAAACGGTTGTGCAGCCCTTGCTCAAGTAGAATTATCTAACGGACCTGAAATAAAAACTTTAGACTTTGATAAAGACTCTGACGAGAATGCTCAATTTGCTGTTGCTTTTCCAAAATCTTGGAATGAAGGTACAGTAACTTTTCAAGTGTTCTTTACAGCAGATTCAACAAATACAGGAACTGTGTCTTGGGATTTAGCAGGCGTTGCAGTCTCTGATAACGACACTATAAACGTGGCGTTTGGAACGGCAGTTGCACCAACAGCAAAAGCACACAGTGGTACAGCAAACGATTTAGATGTAACAGCAGAAAGTGGAGCATTAACTATTGCAGGTACACCGGCAGCAGGAGATGAAGTATTCTTTCAAATCACGAGAGATGTATCAGATGACTCTCTAACTGCAGATGCTAAATTATTAGGAATCAAATTATTCTTCACGACAGATTCTGCTAACGACTTGTAAGGAGAATAAAAATGTCAGGATTTGGATTTAACGTTCTAGGTTTTGGTAGCAGTGCAGCAGTAGCAGATCCAGCAGTAGATTATGTAGTTGTAGCAGCCGGCGGTAGCGGTGGGAACGGCCGAGGCGGTGGCGGCGGAGCTGGTGGATATAGATCCACATTTGGTTCAGCCTCTGGTGCAGGAAACACTGGCGGTGGAGGAACTATTGAGGGAACAATAGAGTTTACATCAGGACAACAATATACAATCACAATAGGTGGCGGTGGAGGCTCTGTATCAGGAGATACAGTAGGAAATAATGGCGGAGACTCTTCCCTTTCAGGATCAGGAATAACAACAATTACATCAACCGGTGGCGGTGGCGGTGGAGCATACCTTAACAAAGCTGGAAAAGCAGGAGGCTCTGGCGGTGGCGGATCAGGTAGTGCCAGCGGTGGT